GCTGTTGAGTCATCTCTTCAGGGGCCTTACATAACAACAAACCACCAATCTCAATGTTGTCTTTAAACTTACTATTTGGATCGGCATTAAGCATCAATTCCGGATGGTCTGTAGCTTTCACTGCAGCCCAACCTTCTCTAAACTTTGCAGACGTATTCGTGGGGTCAGCTTGACCCATCATCGAAGTCCGAATCCACCGAAACACCCAACCGGGTTGAGGCTTAGGTGAAGGAAGCGTTTCTGGCGGTGTCCAAGCCGCCTTGCGTTGCGTCGTTTCCCGACTTTCCAATTCACGAGCGAGACGATTTTCTGTATTAGTAGCCATCTTAGTTGTTCTCCAATTTCATTAGTTCTCTTGCATAAGCTTCATTAGTTAGACCCAAACGTTTAGCTAGGGCTACCTGCGTCTGTGTAAGACGAATTTGCTTTGGTGCAGTAGACCGAGTCGCTGGAGCAACTACGTTGGCTGGCTTTGTGCGTGAAACAGGTTTTTCTCTTTCCTGTTCCGTCGTTTGAGTATCATCATCCTCGAATGCCTCGGGGAATCTTTTCCTCATTGTCGTATCAACTCGGCGGTAGTACTCATCACTTGTTGGATCGACACCGGACCGGACTAGCTTTTCGTGCAGGCCGAGAGCGAGGGCAGTCATCTCCTCATCAGAACCAAACCACGTATTCTTTTTGGACCATTCAACAGCTTTGTGATCTGTTGGTGGGGTATTACGGGTCGGCTCTCTCGTCTGTTGTTCGCTTTCTACATCATTTTCAGGCTCTTGTAAAGCAGGTTTTGCTCGTTCATAATCCCGAAGTTTAAGTTTTACATCCGTCAGCTCCTCTTGAGCATTAGCAATTAAGTCAGGATCACCAGACTCATAAGCTGACTTCAACTTATTTTTAGCTGTAGTTAATTCATTCTTAGTGGCACGAGTTACTTCCTCAATGTAAGCGCGATCACCTGTATTCACACGTTGCTTAAGTCGATTTACTTCCTCAACCTTAGCTTGGGCAAATCGTAGTGCTTCATCCTTCTCACGAAGGAAGCGCTCTTTCTCACGACGCTCGTCATGCCATACTTTCTTCATTTGGCTAAGGCGTTTTTTCACCTTATCCGAGTATTCTTCTAGATCATCTTTCTCCAATTCTTCCACAAGTTCTTGTGGTAATGGAGCACGATTCCGATCTTCTGGTGGAGTATCGTCTTCAATTTCAATATTGATATCGTCTTCTACTTCATTAGCATTTAGCTGTGATTCACTCATTGTAGTCTCCTAGATTAAGCGCGACGGATTCCGCGTGGATCGTCCACAACGGCTTCTACTGTGTCATCATTAATAATTCGCCATTCAGTACCGTGAATAAGTACGCGAGTACCTGCATAAGCACGGGTAATAACGAAGTCACCTTCTTTACACCACGGGCCATCAGGGAATCGGGCAGCATCTTTGTAGGCTTGAGGGCCGACTTTAGCTACGTACAGAACCATGGTTGCCTGCTCTTCAACACGAAGGGTTTCACTAGCCTTAACAAGGCCGCTATCTCCATAGGTATCGTCGATCTTAGGCACCATGCACAGGATGTGATATCCCGTAGGCTGAGGAATTTGTTGGGCTTTGCGAGCCACTTCCTCTTTCGTATCTAGGATTAATACATTACTCATCTTCTCTCTCCAAACGTTTTGCAAGGTCTAATGTTGTTTGAATTGCGTGGTCCAGACCTGAGATGACTCCGCAAAGGCGTTGGTATTCTGCGTAGTCTTTAACTACACCGGATGCCAATGTTTCTTTCAGTTGTTCGCGTCGTTCGTTGAGTTTTGATTCAACGTAATCCAACGGTGTTGTAAATCCCATAAATTATTTCTTACCTCGTGGGGGGGTTTGTGGGGTTGGAGGCTGTAACTTTTGTTGTTCCTGTTGATCAAATTTGAGTTGCGAATCAACACGTCTAACATGGGTATCAGTATCCACTTGTTGCTGCTTAAGTTGGCTATCGACATGGTGAAAAGCTGCCTTAAGTTGCAATTCTTGCTGCTTAAACTGCGCATCAGCCTGAGCTTGTTGCTGCTTGATTTGCACTTCCATTTGTTTGATTTGCATTTCTTGCTGCTTAGCTTGGGCTTCAGCCTGAGCCTGCTGTTGCTTGATCTGCATTTCTTGTTGACGGATTTGCAGTTCTTGCTGTTGCATTTGAATGATTGGATCTTGCTGTTGCTCTTGAGCCTGAGCTTGTTGAGCTTCTTGTTGGTCCTTCTTAAGCAACTTAGCTGCGGCTTGAGCAGCGAGTTGAGAAATCTGAACCTCAAGTTCGTGTGGCAAGTACTTCTCATCCTTATCCGCATGTTCATCAGGCATCTTGGGCAACGAGGTACCAAGCTGTTTCTCGATGTCTTTACGGTATTGGAACGCTGTATGTTCCATAATATGTGCTTGCAGGGCGGCTTGAATCTGCTGCGCCTGTGGACTTTGCCCGATTGCTTGAGACATTTTGGGGTCTTGTAGCAATGAGGTATGCACCCCAAGGTGGGCTTCATGGTCCTGTTCAATAAACGCTTTGATGGGTTTACCCGTCATCGCATTCATATTTTCGGTTATAGGATCAACCGGTTTCATCTCATCCTTATCAGGGATGATTTTATTAACATTCTTAACGCCCATATTCTCAACCATCTGACGATGTAAGAATGGCATGTCATATAGATCAGGGTTGCCTTGGGCTAACTGCATTACTGCCTGATACTGAATCACACGTTGTGCCATTGTGGAGGCATTGGGATCAGAAACAGGGATAACATCTACATGGTCATAGTCAGCGCGTTTAGCTTTGCGACTACCGATTTCAGGTTCGTAGTCGTAATCTTCAGGAGTATTATCCCGAATAATTTCAGCAAGGATTTTGAACTCTTGCTTCATTGTGTAATGAATACGAGATTGTACTGCACTCATTACCTTTAGAACTCTTTCCAAAACGGCAAGAGTTGTACCTACCGGAGTCTGTGCTGACATATCAGATACTTCGATATCTGCTACTGCAGCAAACTTACGTCCGTCTTCTACAATCTTATCCATCAAAGCAGACAAGGTTTGGCTTGGTTCTTTGTATGGAAGTGGCAGAATATTTTCTTTAATAGAGCCGGATGGGACATCCACATCACGCCATTCACCCGGTGCAATCGGAGTATCATCACCTTTAATACGTAGTCCGCGTGACTTCAATCCACCGGGTAGATTTGCTAACGTACCTGCATCTACTAATTGACGAAGCAGGGATGTTGCGGCTCTACTATGCCCACCGATCAAGTGGATCAAACCGAAATAATAGAAGCCAAAGCCGGGAATATAGCCGTAGTGTACGAAGTGCTGACGCTTAGCTTTACGCTTATCATCCTCTAACCAATTACGACGAATAGCAAGGATAGTCTGTGTACCTTTTTCGATGGTGACAATATAAGGAAGCGCAATACCTGTCTCACTATTCTTATCATCTACATCTTCATAGCCGGGCAAATCAATTTCTACGTGCATCTCGAGTAGCTGGAAGCGATCATCAGTAGATGCAGAGAAACCTTGGTCCGTAGCCTTTTGCTTTTCAACTTCATCCATAACACGCATTGGTTCGCCAAGATCTACATCACGATAAAATCCTGCGACCTGTAATTTACGTACTTCGTTCTCAGTCTTACGCATACGATGAGTAATACGCTCAACAGACTCAAGACTAGACGCACCATAAGAAACTACGATGTCCTCGGATGGAATGAATACCGCCGTCTGTCGATTCAAGGATGGGTCGAAATATATCTTCTTGAACGCATTACCTGATAAGCAGAGGGAGATAAGCATACGCTCATGCTCCGGGCGGTATTCCTTCATGACCTCAGTTAGCTCGTAATTGAGATCATCCTGAACGCGTATGGAGGCATCTTTTTTATCGGGTGTTTCTTTCCCGATTATTCGCGTTCTGACGGGCCCCGTTGCAGGGAACGTCTCCATAATTGTTTCTGATTGGAATTTTACCGCTGACTCCATCAACAATGGATGGGTCACGCCACACGCACCGGGCCAAGGCTCGGTGCGATCATCATACTTAAGCCCAAGTAACTTTAGGCCATCGACATACGTAGTCAACCAATCTTTACGAGATTGCAAGTCAGCTTCGTAGTCGCCAAGAAGTTCAGACGCAAGGGAAGATAATTCCCCCTCGTCCATAAATTCAGCTAGGTTTGCACCAAAATCTTTAGCCCGGGGTTTATCTTTATGTAAATTTACAATAACTCCATCGGTCTCGATATTGACTTCCTCAGGATCTTGTATTTCAATGCTAAGATCGGGCTCCTGTTCAGCCAATGCTTCTAGACCTTGGGGGGCCTCGTATAAACCCTTATCCATATTCGCTGCCATTATTTCTCTCTCCGCATAGCCCTATTTGTCTTAGGGTTATATTTAAATGCCTTGGAACTAACACCCGACTTTTTAGCAGCCCTATCTAGAGCGCGTTGTTCAGCCGTCATGTTGTCCCGTTTCTTACCTTTAGTTGTCAGAGTACCTTTAGCACTCATGTCCCCACGTTTCTTAAGTATGGCTATAGCTTCACCTTTATTTCCCACTTGCGCGGCAAGGCGGTTCACTAGCTGATGTTTGCCCATAAACTTTTGGGTAGCCACTATAACCCTCTACTCTTTAACCATTCGCCGACCTTGAGGACTTCCTCAGAGCCGTATGCGCTCTTAATTAAATTTGCCTTCACCGAGATA